TGTGTGATACGTAAACTGTGAAACGATCAATCATACCCAAACGACCATTGCGAAGTACTGAAGTAGAGTCACCGGAAAGTGAAGCGTCCTTCAGTTCAGACTTCTTGATAAGTCCAGCCATCTTTGCAGGGATCACGATAAAGCGATCAGACTCAGGTGCGTTAGCTTCGTCCAATACTGTGCCCATATCAACGATCAACTCAACTACAGAAGTAGTAGAAGAAGAACCGTCTTTAGTAACAGTCAACGGAGAACCAGTAGTACCCAAGTCGAAAGAGCTTGAGATACGACCAGCGTTCGCGCCCTTGTTATCCGCAGAAATGTCTGGGAGCAGATCAGTCAATACGCGCTGATCGATTTTGATCTTCATACGCTCAGAAGCGTCCTTTGACCATGTATCCATCAGGTTTACGTCAGTCTGGATGCGATCTACGTCATCTTCAACGCAAGCGAAGTATTCGCCTTTGTCGATAACGAGTTGCAACTTAGGCTTGTCTGGGTTTTCTACCTGAATAGTTTGACCCTTGACGTAGTCCTTGATGGTGATCTCAGGAGTAGTACGGATGTTTACAGTATCACCCATGCTACGGATTTCACCTTCATAGTCTGTGTTAGCGATAGCCGCCAATACAGTTGCGTCGTAGAAGTTCTCAATGAGTTTACCCGACCAAATTTCGGGGATGAAGTTGCCGCTATAATTCACGCGGCCTGATGCTGTTGGAAAAGACATTGTATATCTCCTTGTCTAATTAACCGCTTTGAATGCGACCTTCCTGCTGTGCAGAAAAGATATCGCGCTCTAGTTTATCGCGCTCTGCCTCTCTGCCAGCGTACTTGCCTTTACGGACATCATCGAAAAATTTCTTAATGTCTTCCGGCGTATATACTTTAGCAGAGTTGTTTACAGGTGATCCAGTACTCTTGGCCCTACCCGGTGCCACCTGTTTTTCTAACTGGCTAGATGCGCTGTTAGGCTGAGCATTTCTGGCTTGTCCAGTCATCTCAAGCCAAGCGGTGAAGAAGCTAGATACACGGCGTGAATCTAGATTGCGCTGAGCGTCCTCTAGATAAGTCTGCCGACTGATACCAGTCAACGGATCGACATCCAACAGCCAAGACTGGAAGGCTTGGTCATCGTTAATCTCACGCCAATTTGGAACCATGCTTGTCAGAGCAGACCAGAATTGCTGTTCTGTTGACGCCGCTTGACTCTGTGACAACGCCTGCACCTGTGGAACCAACTGTGACTGCATCTGACGAATATAGTTCTCAAGTTGATTGATTCGTTGCGCCGATGACGACAACTCCTCTTTTGAAACCTTACGCATCATCTCAATCGAATCACCATACTCCTCGATATCCTGCTCGGTAACGAGCTTCTCGATCTGAGCTTGAGTAAGTGGTTGGTTCTGTTGTGCATTCATAGTTGCCAGCAGTTGTTCAAGTTGCTGTACACGGTTTGCCAAATCTCTGTTCTGCGAATGCAGGCGGGGTACTTCCGCGTTGTACATCCCTTGTAGGGTTTTGTACTTCTGCACAAAATCTTCTTCATCCTTAGCGCCCTCTGACCCATGCTCAACGGGTTGGGGCTGAGAATCAGCTTCTGGAGCACTGTCGGCTTGTTCAGTCTCTACCTCGGCCTGAGTATCTTCTACCTCAGTCGCCTCTGCTTCGTCTGTTCCTAGTTGCTTATACAACTCTTGTACTGCCTCAGTCTGTTTACGAATCTGTTCTGGAATGGCCATGCTACGCTCCTATTGGTGTGCGTTTAATTAGACGGCGAGCCACTATGACTTTGCCGCGATTGTAGGGGCATCTTTAATGAACTTGTTAAGTTCGGTTAACACCTGACATCTGCCCTGATATATCGAGGTGTTGCCAGAAGCAAAAGGTAATTGCTCTAGCTCGTGTTGTCTCCACTGCTCCAACCACTCCGCAATATCGGGATGCTGGGTCGCAACGGAGGCAATTTGGCGGATAACGTGAGCTTCGGGCTTTATCATTAAGCGGCTCCGGTATCCCTATTACTTACAACGTTGCCGTCCTGACCGCCGCGTGGCGATCCGTCTGGCTGTGTAGCCTGTGGCGCTTGTGCCGCTTGTGCGGCCATCTCTGCCTGTACGCGTGTCTGGTACATCTCTTTCTCACGAGATGGGACAACGTCTTCAACAGGCATCTGCAAACTCTTAGCAACTTCGCGGAGAATCGCCGCACGACCCTCCTTGCCGATGATCTCGATATCCACTGGGTTAGCAGTGGCGTTAAGAAACTCGATGCGGCGTACGTTGACAGTCTCTTTAATCGCCAAGTTAATCGCTCCGCGTGGCTGAACCTGTACGTCGCCCTTGATAGACTCGTCTAAATCGTACCGCATGTTGTACACATACTGGCGATGAACAATCGGTTTAATCACATCATTATCAATGTGCATCACAATCTGGCGAATACCCTTACCAGCAGACCCCATCAACATAGACAAGCCCGACGCAGTACGACCAGCGCCCTGTACATCGACGTTACCGGACACATACGCAGGGATACCAGAGTGGTCATCTGCCAACCGGCTGAACTTCTCGTACACACCAATCAGTGTGGAAGCATTATCGTTAGGCTGATTAAACCGTACTGCTGGTGCAGATGAACCGACAGGATCGTTTGTAACCTGCCAAATCTTCCATGGGTACTGGCTCGTAATGTCTTCGTTCGGCGGAATACGCTCTACGTTTACTTCCACCTGTGGCCCTGACGCAATACCCATGTTGTTTACAAGGGCACGTGCCGCCGCGTTACATACGTTCTGTACATCTTCGATAACTTCAGGAATGCCGCGACCCCAGAATGCACCGGGTACTTTAAACATTGATGTCTTCGCGTAAGGCTTCTCGCCCAGTGGGTCGTAGTTCAGCACCGCCTTAATAACGTAGTTACCAACGATCCATACGTTAGCATCGTACTCTTTGGCAGGATCATCGATGTCTTCAGGCTCTACACCCCAGTCAAGTAACATCTTGCCGCTTACTGGCCCCCAGAACTCCAGTGCATCAAACACTTCAGTCGGGCGCATCTCAGTGTAGAACTTAGACTCGGCTTCTTCCTTTGACTGCTCGTACGCTTCGTTAATCCAGCTTTGACCGTTACCAATCTCAAGCACCTTACGAATCGCATCGTCGTCGTACCCGGGAACTCCAATTAAATCAGCGAGTTCTGAACGTGGCATTGGGTGGTATTCAAACAAATACCCCTCGTCAAAATTAGTAACGCCGGGTTCTGGGTAAACGTAGAACGGATCAACGCGCTCGTACTCTGGCCCTAAACGCTCAGTTGGTTCGACTATAGTATTACCAACTTCGTCTCTGCCCCATGAAAGTGTACGTTGTCTACGTACGATTGGCCCTTTAATGAACGCACATGGGAACGTAACAAGGTCAGTAATAAAGTCGTTAAACGCATCCGGCCATCCGCCCTGTGCAAACTGATCTTCGATCTTCCGTTGCATATCTTCAGTGCGGTTGTGCGCCTCGCGCAGAATCTTAAAGCGGTAGTCCTGTGCCACCATCTCTTTAAGTTCCAGCATCTCTGCTTCGGTTGGAGCCTGCATTGACGACTCAACCATCTTAATGACTTCCTGCGCATACGCTTCCTGAATCTCACGTACGCTATCCGGGTCAATCGTAGGCAGTGGTGTAGGTGTCAGACCCCACGGTGGAGTCCCGTCATCCATCAAGATATCCCGCAACCAGCTTTCAGCCGCACGACACTTAACGTCCGTAATCATCATAAATACTTCAGAGCCACCCTGTTCGCGGATGGCAGTCAACTTATCCGGCTCGTACTCACCGTTGCGCTGGCGCATCGCCTTCAGCATCCGGTCTTCAATCGGGCGCTTCGCAACACGTGCGGCTTCCCAACATTCACGGAGGTACGCGGTAAGTCCTAAAATAACTGGCTGATTCTGACGTGCTTGAAGCTCAGCGTCAGCAAGCTCCTGCTCCTGTTTCGCCAACTCGGAATTGGGTACAACCCGTAGAAATGTCAGTCCAGCCATTTATAAAGCCCTAATAAGTTTGTACTTACATATCAGCATTCTACAGCCCCGGCAATAGGACTCAAGAAAAAAATGCCCGCGCAAACGGGCAAAGAGTGGTGAGGGAATACTCGGGTGTTAGTTGAAAGTATCATGTCCACCCACCAGACGCAACACGTTTAACATCCCTGCGAACCGACATCGTCTCGCCACTTCCTGCCGATATATGCAACATAAGATACTGTAAAGCCTCAGCAACGTGCGAGTGCTTGTTCTTATCAATGGTGTCAACTACCCGTTCCTTATACCTATACCCACCCATCATCGCCGCCTTCAGTTTGGTACAGCGTGGGTCTACAAGAAACGCAGGGTCACCGTCCACCTGCCGCATGAGATAGTCGTCCACCGCGCTGATCCGCGCAGTCACGTTATTCGTCCTAGCCGGTATGACCTTAAACCCTTCCGCCTTGATGATGTCCACCGCGCTCCGCTCATCCGTCTGCGCTCTCTGCACACCGGCGGGGTCAACGACAATCAACACCGGCGCACCGGGGAACCGCTCAACGAGTAACGGCTTAAGTATCGTCCGTACGAACCGTTGCACACCCATGTCAAAACTCACCGCCTCGTCCAACACCAGTGCGCGACCACGTGGGTCTTGCTGACCGATCGCCGCCGCAGGCGTAAGACCTAAGTCCATACCCACAATAATGGGCCGCACTCCGTTCACTATCGGCCTGAGCTTCTCTTTCGCCATGTGATAGTCCGGACGAAAATACTTATAAACGGGCTGTCCTGCTGAACTGAGTCCGTACTCACCATCGATATAGACACGGATGTATTCTTCGCTTCGCCCTTGCGTGTCGTAATACCCGTCGGGCAAGTTTTCAATATTCTCAGCATATGGACTCCTACCCGATGGTTGCTTAAACACATCCCAACCATTGTCGTTGTGACTGACCCCATCTTTAGGATCAAGCCCTTCCATTTGGTAGTACCACCACGTGTCCATAGTCGGCGGGTTCGTATCCCCCCACATTCCATGCCAAGTAGGCCCACCATCTTTCGCACTGGGGAAACGCCCAATACGCTTTGACATCGCATCTACAATATCTGGGTGAATGTCACGACACTCGTTAAACCATGCGAAGGTCAATTCCAACGAGTTCAAGTTAGCAACGTCATCTGAGTCGTCCAGTGCCCGGAACATAATTTCGCACTCGATATCCCCTACCTTGAAGAAGTACGTCTTGGTCGTACGCATAAACTGACCACATACCCCCGGTGGGAACCAATCGAGAAACGTCTTTATGGTTGTATCCTGCAACTGCCGTGCAGTCTCTCGCACAATAGCCGCTCGACTTTTGCGTATGCCCTGCTCGTTTGGCTCCTGCATACTGGCACGACGAATAATCTCAAACGAAGAACACACTGACTTACCAGAACCTACAGGCCCCATCAGCACACGCATCTTTGCGTCAGACTTCATAAACTCAGAAGCAACGGGGGTAGGTGTGTAGTCAATATCAAGAGCCATGTTCATGCACTCGCATTACCACGAACTGAAGTCCGTGCAGTTTATGTTTAACAATCTTCACCTTATAAGATATACGCGAATCGCGTAGTCTTTCGATGAACTTAACACATTCGTTCAGAGACGAGTAAACCTTGGCGGCATAGCCGTTATATACGGAATCAAATTCATTCTTCGACTTCTGTGTACTCAGCATTCTCAATCGCAGGTTGCGTCGGTCTAACCTCGTGCTCCTGTCCACCTAAGTTAATCGTAATCTTCACGCCACCACCAACGTCCACAGCCTGTGTATCGTTCTTAGGCTCAAGCCCCGCCCACTTCACCGTGGACTTAATTAAGTCAGCCTTGACTGCAGGGCTAGTGGTTGGGTCATGGATTAACACCCACGATGTTGTTAAAAGTTCTTCGGCCTGTGCACGAGCTTTCATCTTGAAGGTCAAACCTTTATCAAGTACTTCAGTGCGCAGTGCCTCCACCTTTCTCAAAAACACGGGGTCTTTGTTAAAGCGAGCAATATCCTCGACTCCAATTTCGTGTCGATCCATCACCTCTTGCATGGTTTCGCCAGACCCCTCTAGTGCTAGGGCCACGTCCATTGCCAGTCGGTCAGACCATTTTGTATGGCGTAAAGGTAAGTTGTCCATGTGCCGGACAATATGGGAGGCAAGTTTGTAAGTCAAGCGGTTGGGCCTGTGTGGTTGCCCAGAGCGGCGCAGTTGGTAACTTTACACTTGGATTTTTGGGGTCTTGTTATAAGCGGTTTACTACAATATGGGGGGCGTAAGATTCCCCAGTCCATGTGCCCCCCCTACCCCCCTCCCTGTGCGTCTGTTTGGTGACGGCCTGAAGGCTACCGTGAAAGCCCCTAAACTAGGCAAACTTGACAATCTCGTAAAGTTTTGAGAGTCTGGAATCACTGGGACGGCAACCCCAACCACATATCAGACAAGCTTGCCTCTTGACCCCGCGATGCGGGATAGATCAAGGTAAAGTCTCTGAACTCACCCGATGGGTATTGACCACGGAGTGGGGTGAAGGACTCTAAACGGTTCTTTTCAACTTTAACTGAAGGAGATTAGCTATGGCTATTCGCTGGACTAAAGGTGGTGTTGATCTTGTATTCAACGCTAAGAAAGACGCTTTCACCCTTGCACGGGGTGAGGACTACAACGGCGACGAAGGTACTGAGCTTGCTCAGGCACTAATCGCTGAGGCCAAGTCTGCCAAGAAAGGTATCGACAAGTGGGCGGTGTTTATCCCCGACATGAAGGTGCCTGACGACGCGACTACGGTGTCTGCCACGGCAGTCGCCGGTGCTCTCAAGAAGCATGGCGAAGCGGTTCTCTTGGCACGAGCCAAGACCGGCCAGCCTTTCCTACTGATCGCTGAACCCAAAGCCAAGCCACAGCGCGAGGCCAAGGAGTCACCAATCAAGAAGATAGCTCGCAAGAGTTAATCGAACCGGCAGGGAGCGCAAGCTCCCTGCCACCTTCTAAGGAGAACGACTATGAAACTTCTAGCTGGAATCCTCGTGACCTTCGGGTTTGTTCTGGTATTTGGTGGAGTCGGCAACATCGAGATGTCAACTGACGGTATCGGTATGCTGATTGGATTCTCAATCTCAATGATGGGAATTGTCACCATGGTAGCAGGCTACCTACTCGGATCACGATCCTAACCGGGGTGGGCTTCGGCCCACTCTTTTTATTCGTTCTTAGTTAAACCATACGTCGGGGGGTCGTAGCACCATGCATATCGCCGCTTAAAAAGCTCACTGTTACGGGGGCATTTGGACAGCGAAACTTTACACAGCAACTATCTATCTGTAAAAACAGTAACAATATCAATGATTTACGTGATTTTTACAGCTAACTTTACACAGCTAACTTTACAATTTAACACTCGTAACTTTACATTTAACACCCTCTAACTTAACAAAATTTGTGTAAAGTTACTGTGTTAAGTTAAGCCTCCAGCCCAGTGATACCAAGGGTTTCGGGGGACTGTAAAGTTTGGTGTATCCAACAAAAACTATCTATTTATCTATCTATTATCTAATCTATTCTATTTTATAGAGAGATCCCCTAGCGATTTTCGATAATTAACATGTAAACTTATGTAACTTAACGTAAACTTAATACATTCCAAATGCGAACCATTATTATTTTCCCAAAATCACCCCATTTTAGATAGTTGCCTCGCAACACATTGATCCTATTACATTTTTTCTGTAACTTTACAATGTTAAGTACAGATAGCTCACAGATAGTTGCCTCGCAAAGCATTGATTCTATTACAATTTTCAGACAATCTAAAATTACTTTACATACCACTATTCCACAGATACTTGTCTAATATTACAGATAGTTCCGCCAAACTTGACACGATCCGCCGATTGCGGGAGACTGGCCTTGGCCTTCGGGTCGCCCTGTAAAGTTATTTATAACGGAGGATTTCAAATGCAAATTACTTTACGTCCACATCTTGGCTTAACATCTCGTCTTGAAACTTTACAAGAATGGGACTTAGGTTATGGGTTTGTCTGTACTGGTACTTCACAGTTCACTGGCAGTTCTGTTTCCAAAGCTGATGTTAAGTTTCTCAATGAAGCCGGTATCTTCGTAATCGAGTTTGAGTATTCAGATTCAAACGGAGATAAGTTTACACATGGCGTCGAGCTATAACTATGAAAGTTTACATGGTCATAGCGTTCAACGAGGACGACTCCATTAAGGAAGTTAGTAATGTATTCACTGACCGTGGTGATGCTCATGCACATCTATTGGTTACCAAGAAGTTACTTCAGTGTGACTGCAGAGTGATTACTCGCTTCCTAATAGACCGGAATAACGGGGAGGATTTACTTGCACAGTAGTAAACATCTTTGTCTTTGTGGCGAGGTCATTGCACCTCGTCGCTTTGAGGCAGGCTATACAGTCTGCCTTTCTTGTGGGGAGAGGGAAGCTCGACAGCGTAAGTTTACAGTCGTTCCCTTTCATAAATCCAACTACCAACTGGTGACTGATCGGTCACTATTATTTCAACTCAATAAAGGAGGGCAGTAAATGTCCAGAGTAAAGCGTTTGTTCATGCTACGTCATGGCCGTGGAGGACAGCCTGTTAAAGATGAGCAGGGTCAAGTCATCTATTTCAACGACAAGATGATTGCTAAGAAAGCACGTCTTGAAGATCAAGTGGTCTCATATGGGCCAGATCATAAGCTATATAAAGGAGAAGCATAATGCGTCCGGAGTTACTTAAATCTACATTGAAAGCTCTTATTGAATCCCGCCGTACTGTCTGTATTGAAGGTGCTCCTGGGGGTGGTAAGACATCTATTGTTAGGGAAGTTTCAGAGAACATGGGACTTGCTTACATCGAACAGCACATGCCAACCATGCTTGTTGAAGACTTCGGTATTCCCAAACTGGGGACTGACAATATGGACTATGTGCTTCCATACTGGTGGCCTAATGCTGATGATCCCAGTACACCGAGCCGTGGTGTGTTGTGTTTTGACGACAGGAACCAAGCCAATGCCGACCTTCAGAAAGTGCTTGCCAATATCTGCCAAGCCAGAACGCTACATGGTAAGCGGTTGCCTGATGGTTGGACTGTAATTTCGACAGGGAATCGGCAGTCTGACAGGGCAGGGGCTAACCGTGTGCTTTCACATCTACGGAATCGTGAGACGACTATTGAACTGGACACACATCTAGATGACTGGTGTTCATGGGCGATTAACAACGGGGTCAAACCAGAAGTTGTTTCGTTTTTGCGTTTCCGTCCTAACCTGTTACATGACTTCGATCCACAGCGGGACGTTAAACCTACTCCTCGTTCATGGGTTGATGGTGTCAGTAACATTATCGGTGCTGTCCCTGCTGAAGCAGAGTTTGAGTGTTTCAAGGGTGCAGTGGG